AGATGAGGTATGACATCATTTGCTCTAAACCGTTCCCTCCGCCCTGCCGGGTTGGAGGGTTTTTTGTTGTCTCAACCAAAGGAAAGACTTCATGAGCCTGTTCATCCCCTTGCGCAAAGTGGACGCCGCCCAGCGGATGGTCTACGGCCAGATCGACGAGACGCCTGATCGCGCCGGCGAGGTCTTTGACTACAAATCCTCGAAGCGGCATTTCCAGACCTGGTCGCGCAGCGTGCGCAAAGCCACCGACGGCAAGAGCCTGGGCAATGTCCGCGCCATGCATGGCGCCGTCGCCGCCGGCAAGCTGGAAAGCATCCAGTTCGACGACGAGGCCCGCTGCATCCAGCTGGTTGCCCGCATCGTCGATGACGCCGAATGGCAGAAGGTCGAGCAGGGCGTCTATACCGGCTTCTCGCCGGGTGGGCGCTATATCAAGCGCTGGCGCGACGGGGCTTACACCCGCTATACCGCCGAGCCGTCCGAAATCTCTATCGTCGATTTGCCCTGCATTCCGTCCGCCAGCTTCACCATGGTCAAGGTCGACGGCGCCGAGGTCGAGGTGCCGTTTGCCGATGATGGTGCCGACCCCGACGCCGATGATGATGCGGCTGTCGATAGCGACGAAGATGGCGACGGCCAGCCGGCCACTTACAGCCGCGAGCATCTGGCCGAGCTGCTGGCGTCGCTGGACTGGCTGGACGGCGGCGACTGGGTCGAGGACTGGTCGGTCAATGGCCGTCCGATCGCCGACGATCTGCGCGACTGGCTGGAAGAAGGCGCTGATCTGGTGGCGACCTATCTCGATGACAGTCAGGAAGAGGATGGCAGTTCGGACGGCAATGACTTCGCCGCCTCGGCCCGTCCGCGCGGGCTGATGAAGATGCAGCGCGATCTGGAGACCTTGCGCAAAAGCCTGGGCCGTCTGTCCGGCGAGCGCGATCAGCTGAAGGCCCGGGTTTCGGCCTTGGAATCCCAGCCGCGTCCCGGCGGTCCGGTGCTGAAGGCGGTGTCGAAGGGCGATGATGTCGCCGCGCTCGGCCTGTCGGATCAGATGCGGGCCATCGAGACCATGGAGGACGGCGACGCCAAGACCCTGGCCCTGATCAAGCTGGCCCATCAGCAGCCGAAAACCTTTAGGTTCTAAATCCAAACATTCCCTTTCGACGGGGGCCCTGCGCTCCTGCCGTCAAGACCCCGCCCGGCATCCGCTGGAGCGGGTTTTTTCATGTTCCCATCAGGAGACATCCGCTTATGTCCAATCCCACCAAGGCCAGCCTGGACGCCTTCAAGAAGTCCCAGCGTCGCCCGCTGACCCAGGACGCTCTGAACAAGGCCTATAGCCAGAGCGCGTCGGCCACCTCCGGCCTGACCTATTACGACCTGCAGACCGGCGCTTTGCAGCTGTTCCCGGTCACCACCCCGTTGCGCAACCGCATTCCCCGCGTCGGCACCGGCCGTGGCGTGCAGGCCAATTGGAAGGCGGTGACCGGCATCAACATCAACTCGCTGGGCGTCGGCGTGTCCGAAGGCAATCGCGGCGGCGTCATCGCCACCGCCACCCAGGACTATATGGCCGCCTTCCGTGGCCTGGGCCTGGAAGACTATGTGACCTTCGAGGCCGACCTGGCCGCCAGCGGCTTCGACGACGTCAAGGCCCTGGCCGCAAACAATCTGCTGCGCGCCCTGATGATCGGCGAGGAAAAGGTGATCCTGGGCGGCAACACCTCTTACGCTCTGGGCACCACTCCCAACCCGTCGGTCGCCGACAGCTCGACCGGCGGTTCGCTGCCGGCCAACACCGTGGTGTCGGTGCGGGTGGCGGCTCTGACCTTGGAAGGCTATCTGGGCGCTTCGGTGCTGGGCGGCGTTCGCGGTCAGGTCAGCCGCAGCAATGCCGACGGCTCCAGCGACTCCTATGGCGGCGGCACCGCCAAAGCCTCGACAGCAGTGGCCATCACCACCGCCAATGACGGCAGCGCCACCCATAAGCTGACCGCCACCGTCGCCCCGGTGCTGGGGGCGGTCGGCTATGCCTGGTTCTGGGGTGCGGCGGGCTCGGAAGTGCTGGGCGCCATCACCACCATCAACAGCCTGGTGATCACCGCCACCGCCACCGGCAGCCAGACCGCCGCCTCGCTGGGCGCCAACGACAACTCGACCAACGGTCTGGTGTTCGACGGCCTGCTGACCCAGGTGATCAAGCCCGGCAGCAACGGCTATGTCTACACCATGCCCACCGGCACCGCCGGCCAGGGCACGCCGCTGACCGCCGACGGTGTGGGCGGCATCGTCGAGATCGATGCGGCTCTGAAGGCCTTCTGGGACAATTACCGCCTGTCGCCGACCATCATCTGGGTCAGCTCGCAGGAGCAGATCAATATCACCAAGAAGGTCATGCAGGCCGGCGCCAACGGCGCCTTGCGGTTCAATGTGAATGCCGACCAGGGCAATCTGGCCGGCGGCCAGCTGGTCACCAGCTATCTGAACAAGTTCAGCATGGATGGCGCCCAGAGCATCAAGATCCTGCCGCATCCCAACCTGCCGGCGGGCACCATTCTGTTCGACACCGAGGTGCTGCCCTATCCGCTGTCGGGCGTGTCGAGCGTGCTGCAGATGAAGTGCCGCCGCGACTATTACCAGATCGAATGGCCGGTGAAGGCCCGTCGCTACGAGTACGGCGTCTATTGCGACGGCGTGCTGCAGAACTACTTCCCGCCGGCCTTCGGCATCATCACGAATATTGCGAATGGCTAAAGCCTGACGCGAATTTTCGGCTCTATGGGGCGGCTCCTTCGGGAGCCGCCTTTTCTTTCGGCAAATAGGAGACCTGCCCCCATGGCCAGGATCATTTCCACCACCGGCGCCAGCTCGGTGGTGCATGACGGCAAGGAGTACCGCCCCAATCGGCAGGGCGTCTTCTCCGTCCCCAACGAGGTGGCCGAGGACTTGCGCGCCCATGGCTTTGTGCCGGCGGGCAAGTCCCAGGCGAAAGCCGCTGCAAGCGCGGAGGATTGAGCCATGGCCGCAGGAGATTTGACCTCTCTCGACCCGGTGAAAGCCTGGCTGGGGCTGACCGACCCGGATCAAACCGAGGACGATGCGCTGCTGTCCTGGCTGATCACCGCCGCCAGCGGCTTCATCCGCAACTGGTGTTCGCGGGATTTCACCAGCCAGGGCTATATCGAGACCCGTGACGGCACGGACGGCGCCCGCTTGCCGTTCCTGAATACGCCGGTCAGTGCGGTGTCCAGCCTACTGATCGATAATCGCCCGATTCCGGCGGGCGATCCGGTGCTGACGCCTGGCTATTACTTCACCCCGACCATGCTGATACTGAACGGCTTCGCCTTCAGCCGCGGCTACGGCAATGTGGTGATCACCTATACTGCCGGCCTGACCGCCATCCCGCCCGATCTCGAGCAGGCCTGCATCGAGCTGGTGGGTCAGCGTTACCGCGAAAAAGACCGCATCGGTCTGTCGTCGAAGGGCATGGCCGGTGAAACCACGGCCTTCGCCTTGAAGGACCTGCCGGATACGGTCAAGGCGGCTTTGCAGCCGTATCGCCGGATCTTGCCGCTATGATCCGTGCCAGCATCGATGCCAGCCATTTCAACGAACGGCTGGATCGGGCCAGACAGGGGATTCCCCTGGTGCTGACCTCCACCGCCGCCGATCTAGGGGCGCAGTATCTGGATCGGGTGCGCACCGGCCTGCCGGCTGGCCCCTTGGCCGATGGTTATGAAATCAGCCTGGAGCAGCGGTCCGATGCGGTACTGGTGTTGCTGACCAACAGCCAGCCCGAGGCGGCCTTCTACGAGTTCGGCTTCCAGGGCACCGAGCAGGTGTCCGAGCATTTGCGGATGATGACCCAGGCCTTCGGCAAGCCGGTGGCGACGCCGCATGAAGTGCTGGTCCGGGCCTATTCCCGCAATGTCGACGCTCCCGCCCATGGCCCGGCCACCCAGGCGCTGGAGCAGATGACGCCCGAGATCACCGACGGCTTCACCCAAGCCATTCTGAAGGAGCTGTCGCCATGAGCCGGGAAAGCATCTATGCCGCCTTGTTCACCCTGTTGCAGGGGATGAAGACAGCCGGAAAGGTCAAGGTCTGCGACCGCCGGGTGCGCTTCCTGGAAGAGATGGGCGCCGCCGAACTGCCGGCTTTGTTCATGGCGGTCAGTCATCAGCAGACCGCCCAGCAGCCCGGTTTGCCGGCCAAGCGGTCTTTGCAGGCCAAGCTTTATCTCTATGCCGCCAATCCCGACCGTCACCGGCCCGCCGGAAACATCCTGAACGGCTTGCTGGACGGTGTGGAGGCGCTGCTGGCGCCGCCGCCGGGTTCCGATTTTCTGACTTTGGGCGGGCTGGTCCGGCACGCCTGGATCGAAGGCCCCATCGAGGTCTTCGAAGGCCCGCAAGGCGAGCGGGCAGCGGCGGTCCTGACCGTCTCCATGCTTTTACCCTGATCCCTTTTTCTTCAAACCGTTAAGGAGTTTCATCCGATGGCGATCTATAGCTTCGGCTCCGGCACCCTTTGGGGTGTGCGTACCGACGTTTCCAATTCCACCCCGGTCAAGTTCGGCACCCTGCATGACGTGAATCTGGAATTCTCGGCCACCGCCAAGCAGCTGTTCGGGCAGTACCAGTTCCCGGTGGCGGTGGCACGTGGCACCTCGAAGATCACCGGCAAGGCCAAGTTCGCCCAGATCCAAGGCCGCGCCTTCGCTGATCTGTTCTTCGGCCAGACCTTGCAGAGCGGCCAGCTGACCACCGCCAACAACGAAGCCTCGGCCGTTCCCGCCGCCGCGCCCTATACCGTCACGGTGATCAATGCTGCCGGCTTCACCCAGGATCTGGGCGTGCTGAATGCCGCCACCGGCCTGCCCTTCGTCAAGGTCGCCAGCGCTCCGGCCCAGGGTCAGTACATGGTGGCTTCTGATGGCGTCTATGGCTTTAACCTCGCCGATGCCGGCGCCGCCCTGCTGATCAGCTACGGCTACAGCGTTAGCGGCTCGGGCCAGAAGATGGTGGTGAGCAATCAGCTGCTGGGCACCCAGCCGGTGTTCCAGGTGGCGCTGGAGACCAATTACAACGCTCCCGGCGGCTTGAAGAAGGCGGTGCTGAGCCTGAACGCCTGTGTCTCCAACAAGATGTCGTTCGCCACCAAGCAGGACGATTTCTCGATCCCGGAAATGGACTTCGAGGCCTTTGCCGACGCCGCCGGCAATGTCTTCACCTGGTCCTTCAACGAGGTGTCGTGATGAGCCATGCCTCGGAAACCGCCGAGATCACTCTGGGCGGCCGCAGTTTCGCGGTGCAGGCCTTCACCTTCGATCAGCTGCAACGGATGATGCCGGCCTTTGGCCGGCTGGAGCTGGGACTGGCCGAGGGTGGTCTGGCCGCCGCCCGCGACATCGTCGCCGCCGCTCTGTCGGACCTGATCCCGCCCGATGAGCTGGCCTCCTTGCGCACCACCGTGCCGGAAATCCTCTCGGCCGTGCCGGTGGTCGCCCGCGTCTCGGGGCTGTCGGCCCTGGGGGAGGCGCTGGCGGGGAAGGAGCAGACCAGGTCGATCTGATCGATCTGGACTGGGACGAGCTTTACGCCCAGGTCATAGCCGCCACCGGCTGGACCTGGGCCGAGGCCGGCCGTCTGACGCTTCCCCGCTTTCGCGCCTTGTCCGATCATTGGTCCCGCCATCCCCCTGTCCAGCGGCTGCTGGCCGCCTGGCTGGGGGTGGAAAGCGATGACAAGCCCAAGTCGAAGACCAAAGCCAAGAAGGAAGACTTCGATCAATTCTTCAAAGAGCTGACCGGACAAATGCCGCCGCCCTGATTGGGCGGCGGTTCTCCTCGATTTCGCCCAAGAGATGTGTAGACTGTCGGGCATGGCGTCTGGTCGGAGGGTGAAATGCGGCGTTCGGGAATAGTGCTGGCGGTGGTTGTGATGTTGGTGGGCTGTGAACCTCACCAGAGCTTGCAACAATACACTCAGTCAAAATTAAATCACTGTGAAGGTAATGGTGATTTAGGAAGCGTCGATGTTTACAAGGGGAAGGCGTATTGGGTTAATAAATATGCTTACTTCCCATTGTGCAATAGCTATTCAGGTGGGCCTGTGTGCACATTTGGTGACGAAATTGTTGGCCTAAAGCCTGGGGATTCGTTCGTTGTTTCTGATGTTTGGTGTGATGATGGAAGTAGCGTCGATTTTCAGGTTGTAACAGCCGCTGGAATGAAAGGGTGGGTAAGGGTCAGCTTTGACCATTATGTTATGACTGCCTTGAGGTCTCACGATCTGATCGATCACCCTCGAAAAGAAAAAGCAGTAGGAGGACCTGCGAGGATTGGTATGACGCGTCAGCAAGTGATTGATAGTGAGCTAGGCTTGCCAGATCACGAAAGTTCTTGGGAAACAAAGGGGCATCTAACAGAGGAGTGGAAATATTATGATGAAAAAAACACTAATATAATTAGCAGTATTGTGTATCTAAAAGATGGGGTTGTTTATATGATTAAGCGGTAATTTATTGATATTTGTAGTTATGTGGCGCCAGCGATGGCGCCATTTTTTTTGGAGGTGGACATGAGTGACGGCATTATTGTGCGTTTTGGCGCCGATGTAAGCGAGTTGGAGACCGCACTCGAAAAAATCGTGGCTGACGTGAAAGGGTTGTCTCAGTCTTTGTCGGATACTTCGCAGCAGGACAGTGGTCAGAATCAGGATCAATCTGAAGGTGGGGACAAAAAGAAAAAAAGCGAATCTGATAGGCAAAAGAAGATCGAGAGTGATTTACGGGAAGCTGAGGCCATTAAGCAAGTATCTGACGCGAAGGCCAAGCTTGCTGCGGCAAAATACGAACAAGATGACGGCAGCTTTGATGAGAAAAGACAGGCAGATATTGAGGATTTGAATGCGAGCTTAGAGGTCGAAAGGCTTAAGTTAGAAAAATCTGGCATGTCTGCGACAGATGCGAAAAAGAAAATTGACGATCTTCGTGTTGCAAATGAAGGTCTTGCTAAAGTTAATGCGGCCAAAGAAATTGCGGCTGACTATGAAAAATACATGAAGCCCGTCGAGGGCGTTTTTGCCGGTGTGGCAAAAGGTGTCCTGCTTCATCAAAAAAATCTGGCGCAAGCTGTCCGTTCTTCGGTGCAGTCGATGCTGTCCTCTTATATCTCGATGGGTGCCAATGCGGTTACGCATTGGGCCGCGAACAAACTGGCGATGATTTCCGCCGAACATATTTTCGGGGCGGCGGTCAAAACCCAGGCGACGAAGAATGCCTCCGTTCAATCGGCCTCGCAGGCCGCTCAGACGGCGGCCACCCATTCTGGCGTCGCCGCCAGAACAGCCGCCGAAGGGACCGGAGATGCCGGTTTCTTCACCCGTATCGGTCAGAAATTGGCGCAATGGTTGGGCTTCGAAACCGCGAAGACCACTGCCACCACTACCGAATCCGGGACGCGAGCGGCTGAAGACGCCGCCGTGACGGCAGAGACGATTGCTTCGGCAAAGGCTCAGGCCGCTGGGCAGATCCCCGCCCTGGCGGCCACCGGCGCCGCCGCCGCGATGGCCTCGGTGGCGGCTATTCCGGTTATCGGCTGGGCGATGGCGCCGGGCGTGGGGCAGGCGCATCTGGGACAAGCCATGGGATATATGGCCATAGCCTCGGCGGCGGGCGGCTGGGAGCGGGTGCCCTATGACGGCGCCATGACCGAGCTGCATAAGGACGAAATGGTCTTGCCGGCCAGCGTGGCGAACACGGTGCGCGCCGCCTCTTATTCCGTCGGGGCTTATGGCCTGCCGTCGGAGACCAAGGGATGGGCCAATCCCTCTTCGCCCAAGGTGGCGGGCACGGTAGCCGATGGTTCCGGCGGCGGCGCCGTCACCATGCATTACAGCCCCAATATCAGCGCCATCGATACAAGGGGCGCTCGCGACTTTCTGGACCAGCATGGCCGCTACATGGTCGACGTGCTGTCGCGCCAGCAACGCAATTTCGCACAGGTGAAGAAATGAGCAATGCCGTCTTCCCCACGCTGCCCGGCCTGACCTGGTCGGTCGGCAAGACTCCTGAATTCTCTTCGATCGTCAAGACGGCGGTGAACGGCGCGGAAACCCGCATCGCCCTGTGGTCGGCGCCGCGCTGGCACTTCAAGCTGAAATACGAGCTGCTGCGCGACGATGCCAGCAACGAGCTGAAGACCCTGGCCGGCTTTTTCCTGCAGCGGCAGGGGCAGTATGACAGCTTCCTCTATCTCGATCCCGACGACAACATGGTCGCCAACCAGTCCTTGGGGCAGGGGGATGGCCATACCGCCAGCTTCACCTTGCTGCGCAACTTCGGCGGCTTCATCGAGCCGGTGGGGGCCGTGAATGCCGCGCAGCCGATGTCGTTTTCGGTAGGCGGCCAGACCCTGGCGGCGTCGGCCTATACGGTCAGCAGTAATCAGGTGACCTTCGCGACGGCTCCGGCGGCGGGATCGCCGGTGGTGGGCAGCTTCAGCTTCTATTTCCGGGTTCGCTTTGCCGATGACAGTGCCGATTTCGAACAATTCATGCATCAGCTCTGGCAATTGCAGAGCCTGGAATTGGTGAGCGTGAAATGATCAATGCCTCGACTGCCTTGAAAACCCTGATCGCCTCGGGCACCTACGGCCGGGCCGATCTTTATACCGTCAGTCCGGTGGGGCTGCCGGTGCTGTATCTGACCTCGGCCGATCAGGATGTGACTTGGAACGGCGTGACCTATCAGCACGGGCTGCTGCGGGTGACCCGCGACCAGCTGCGCACCGTGGCCGGGCTGGAGACCGATACCTTCAGCCTGACGCTGGCGGTCGATCCCCTGAACGAGATGACCATCAACGGCGTGCCTTTCCGCCAGGCGGCCCAGTGGGGCTTGCTGGACGGGGCGCAGATCGAGCTGGACTGGGCCTATCTCGACGGCTGGGGGCCGCCGCCCGATGTGGTGGGAGTGCTGACCCGCTTCGTCGGGCTGGCCGCCGATATCGCCATCGATCGGACGGGGGTGAAAATTTCCTGCAAATCCTGGCTGTCCTTGCTGGATACCCAGGTGCCGAGTCAGGTCTATCAGGCCCATTGCCGTTTCCTGCTGGGGGATTCTCATTGCGGCGTCGATGTCTCGTCCTATGGCAAGAGCGGATCGGTGACGGCCATGGGCAGCACCACGCAGCTGGCGACGACCCTGACCGATGCCAATGGGACTTGGAACCTGGGTTATGTCAGCTTCTCCAGTGGCATCAACAAGGGCGTGAGCCGGGCGGTGCGGACCCAGAGCGGCGGCAGTCTGACCCTGGCCGGGCCCTTGCCCTGGTCGCCGGCGGCGGGAGATGAATTCACCATCTATCCCGGCTGCGACAAGACCATGCCGACCTTTCAGCAGGGCTCCGACAGCGCCACGGTACCAAAGATTGCGCCCTATCAGATCACCCTGACGGGGTTCGTGCAGGATTATGGAGTCAGCCAGCAGATCACGGTGACTTCGACCGATGACTGGGGCAACCAAAGCAGCTCGACCAGCTGGCAAAGCATGACACTGGTCGCCGGCGCGCCGGCCAAGGGGCAATATGCGGTGAGCGCCGCCGGCGTCTATAGCTTTGCCGCCGCCGATGCCGGCAGTTCGGTGGAAATTGCTTATCGTACGGTAGGTCCTGGCTGCACCGCCAGTTGCTGGACCAAGTTCCAGAATCCCGAACGCTTCGGCGGGATGCCGTACATCCCGGCACCCGAAACCGCGACCTGAAGATTTCATCATGACAGAGCTGGAAGAACAGCAACGCCAGGCCGTGGTGGCCGAGGCGCGAAGCTGGCTGGGCACGCCTTATCACCATATGGGCCGCGTCAAAGGGGCGGGCGTCGACTGCGCCATGCTGCCCGCCGAGGTCTATGCCGCCTGTGGTCTGATCCCGGAGCAGCGGATCGATTACTACCCGATGGACTGGAATCTGCACCGGGGCTCGGAACGCTATCTCGAGCATGTGCTGGCCCATGCCCAAGAGGTCGAAGAGGCCAAACCCGGCGATCTGGTGCTGTGGCGCTATGGCCGCTGTCTGGCCCATGGCGCCATCGTCATCGCCTGGCCTCGCATCCTCCATGCGGTGGTGCGGGTCGGGGTGGTGATGGATGACGCTTTGTCGCCGTCGCTGCTGCGTGAACGCCAAGGTGGCCGCCAGCGTGAGCGGCATATCTATAGTCTTTGGAGAACACAGCCATGAGCATGCTGTTCGGCGGGGCCAAGAAACCCCAGGCGCAGACCGTCAGCGCCGTCACAGATCTGAGCGTGCAGACCTCGACCCAGGGGGCGGTGGTGCCGGTGGTCTATGGAACGCAGCGCATTACCGGCAACATGATCTGGTACGGCGATTTCCAGGCCATTCCGCAATATTCCAACAGCGGCGGCGGCGGCGGCGGTAAGGGCGGCGGTGGTGGAAATTCCAGTACCGTCAGCGATTACAACTATCAATGCGCCTTTGCCTTCGCGGTGTCGTCGGGCACCGTGATCGATGTGGGCCGCATCTGGTGGGAGAAGACTCTCTATGATCTGTCGTCCCTGCCCGGTAGCGCTCAACTGCTGAAGGGCGAGTTGGATCAGTCGGCTTGGAGCTATCTGTCTTCCTGCCATCCCGGCCAAGACTTGAACTATACCGGCCTGGCTTATGTCGGCATGAGCGGCGTCAGCCTGGGCAACAGCTACAATATGCCCAATATCGCCTATGAGCTGCTGGGCAAGGGGCCGGCGGCGGGGTTCCAGGCGATCTCGGGCGTGTCTCACAGCATCAACCTCTCGGCCCTGAAGGCAAGCCCGAGCGACAGCAAGGTGGCGGCGATTGCCGCACAGTTGGGCTCGCCAGCAAGCTTTACTGGCAATCAGGCTTTTGATACCTCGCCGGCTTATTGCGTCTATGATCTGTTGACCAATGACGTCTATGGCGCGTCCTTTCCGGCGGCGCGGGTGGCGGATCTGTCGGGCTATGCGCTGTGGTGCGAGGCTCAGGGGATCAGTTTTTCAGTGGTGCTGGATTCAGCCCAGGATGCCCGCTCGGTTCTGCAAGACTGGCTGAAGAAGACCCAGGCCGAGGCGGTCTGGTCGGGCGGCGTCTTGCGCATCGTGCCCTATGCCGACGCCACCGTCAGCGGCACCCGTATGGACGGCAGCACCGCCACCTATAGCCCCGACCTGACGCCGGTGATGAGCATCGACGATTCGCTGATGCTGCAGACTCAGCAGGACGAGCCGCCGCTGACCGTCACCCGCAAGGATCCGGCGGACGCCAAGAACCTGATCACTCTGGAATATACCGACCGCTCGAACGCCTATGCCAAGACGGTGGTGACCTCGGAAGACCCGGCCCATATCGCCCGTTATGGCTTGCGGGCGGATTCCTCGGTGACGGCCCATGAGTTCACCTCGGGCTCGGTGGCGCAGAAGGTCTGCGATCTGTTGCTGGCCCGCAGCACCAATATCGTCACCACCTATGAATGGCGGATGGGCGGCATCGCGGCTCTGCTGGAGCCCATGGATATCATTGCCCTGTCGGATGACAATCAGGGG